GCCCGCCGCGCTGAGCCGCGAAGCAGCATTTCGCCCGCCTTGACAGGGCTTTGGAGCCTACCTTACATCGCCCGCCTTGGCCGGCAGCGTAGCTCAGTGGTAGAGCAGGGGAATCATAATCACATTTAATGTCTGCCCATAGCTGCTCATACCTTCTCCTAACCCTTTGAGCCTCTTGCGTTTTTCGAGTGGTACGATGTGCATGGACGCACATCGACAACCACTGCTTCGCGCACGTTGCGCGAGACATATACGAGACACGGAGGACACGATGAAGCTCACGGATTTAAGCGTCCGGGCGCTCAAAACTCCCGAAACTGGTTACCAAATCTACAATGACGACACTCTTCCTGGTTTTGGTGTCCGCATTACCGCCAATGGAGTGAAAAGCTACGTGCTCACGCACGGTGTCCGCCGCCAGCGGGAGACTATCGGCCGCGTAGGCATCCTGAGCTTGCAGGAGGCTCGTAGCGAGGCGAAACGGCGTCTAGCCGAGTACACCCTCGGAAAGACTGCAAACGCATCTACCACGTGGAAATCAGCCCTAGAAGAATATCTGGCTGAAGTGGAGAGGCGTTGCCGTCCCAGTACGCTAGCAAGCTATCGGCGCCATCTTTCCTCACACTTCCGCTTCGGCGACACGAAACTGGCCGACATAACACCGGCCGATCTCCGCGACAGACTCAACAAGCTGTCCCGGCGCCCGGCGGAACAGGAGCATGCCTTCACCGCGCTCCGCGCCTTCCTTCAATGGGCCTACCGCGCTCATCACATAGACCACAAGCCGCTCGACAGGATGCAGAAACCAACAGGTTCCGTGGCTCGCAGCCGGACTCTTTCGGACGACGAGCTGAAAGCGGTATGGAACGCGCTCGAAGACAATACCTTCGGACGCATCGTGAAGCTGCTTATCCTCACCGGGCAGCGAGAGACGGAGATCGCCCACCTCACGCCTGATATGATTAAGGGCGACGAGATAACCCTTCCATCATGGCTCACCAAAAACAAAAGAGAGCACACGTTCCCGATTGGGTCGATCTCCCTGTCCATTTTTACGAAGTCCCAGTCCAAGGAACTTACGTCGTATCTCTTTCCCGCGAGGGGCTCGAACGGCTCGCTAAAGCTCTTCAGCGGCTGGTCAAAGTGCAAGAAGGCGCTCGATAAGCGTAGCGGCGTTAACGGTTGGCGGCTTCACGATCTGCGCCGCACCTTCCGTACGAAATGGGAAGAACTCGGCATCCAACCCACCGTTGCCGAGCGGTACATCAACCACGTTTCCGGCGTTCACTCGGGCGTGCAGGGCATCTATAACCGGTACAAGTACCTTCCCGAGATGCAGCTGGCCGTTTCTCACTGGGAAAAGCACCTCACAAATCTCACAAGACCTGTTAGGCTCGTAGCTGCCTGAGGCTCAACCTCGGGGCGTTGCAACGCTCCCAACATTGGGAGTTTGCAATGCAGCAGTGCGTAGATTGGAAGGTGCTAAAGACGATCCTGCCTTACTCTCGTGCTCACATCACGCGTCTTGAAACTGACGCCAAGTTTATGGGCGATGACCCGTTTCCGAGTCGCGTTCAGCTTGGAAGGTGCAGGGTGTGCTGGTGGGTGCATGAAGTAATCGCATGGCTTGAGCGCCGTCCGCGCAAGCGCAAGTAACACCTCCCTAACGGGAGAACTCGCGGCCAACCCTCACCGGTTGGCCGTTTTTTTCTTGTACAAGCACCCTACCAAACCACTTACTTTCCCGTTTGGTACTTTCCACGTTCGGCGGTTGGCATAGCAACACGCCTCATACCTACTCATTCCGCACCACTGTCGTCGGGCTACACGCCACGACCCAACCTCTTCTCGTCATCCTTACGTCTTCCTCACCACTTCGCTTATCGCTACGGGGCAGAGCTTGGGTCGTGTCGCTCCGCTCTAACGACGACAGTGGGCGGGACTATATCCCTACAACAAGACTCACTGGTAAGGCCGGTACCACTTACAATTGCAACAGACCTGTACCTTTTCCGGCCGCCGCGAGCACCGTGTACGAACGCGCGCTCTACTCGCCGCGGCCATACTTCCATGCTTATCGTCGGCACCAACAAATCACCGATACTCAAACACGTGCCGCAAACTTTTTTGCTCATCGACGATGGCTCGATCATCGACCGTTTGACGTTTCCAAAACGGCGCAAAATCACCCGCTTCGACCCGGCCAAACACTCTTTCAATCCGCTCGCGACAATCGACCACAAACGAGCGCGAGACTTTCTCGGGGTACTCAACGCCGTCTTCCCCCAGGGCGAGAACACCCTTACCCGCGGCAACGCCGATACCTTCCTGCTTGAAGCGCTCACCGGACATCCCACGCGCCTTGACCGGCTTATTTGCGAACCCACCGACCTTAAGGACACCGGGCATGTAGAGGCGTACCGAAAAATCCGCACCCTGCTCCTTTCCCCTGTCCTCAACCGTGTCCTTTGCCGACCGACGAACTTGTCCTTTAAGGGGATACTGCTTGCACGCCTCAATCGCGCCGAGCTAGGCGACTTCGACTGCTTCGTCCTGGGGAACCTGCTTATCGGACAGTATCAAGGACACATTATTGTCCCTGACTTTGGCTTTTACGCTGCACCGCACCACACGTCCCTTATCCGACAGGGCAGGCTCACCGCAGGCGTGAACTTCCTCGACGAAGTACCGCTCCGTTTGCGGCAGAGCCTGTTGCTTATGCCAGACAAGATCGCCTCACACGCGACCTTCGACGACGCCGAAACGCTCGCCGTCTACTGCGGCCTCGCTCGCGGCACCAATGAGTTCAACGACTACGTGGCACACGCGATGGCTTGACTCTGCCGCCGGCCTTTTGTCGGATTGCGCCTGACGCGGGGGCGGCCAATGCCAACATTTGATCCAATATACGAACTTTTCAGATTTCTTTTCAAAATCGTCGCGTTCTTCGGCTTCATCGCTCTAATCGTGGCGATATTTGTCGCCCTTTGCCATCTCGCCGCTAAGGCAAAAGCACTCGGGATTCCTTCCACTACCCGGATCGACGACTACATCAACCACCTCAAAAACCATCACGCGGTTCAAGGCAAAATGGGTGAAGGGTATGCCTTTTACTCCTACCCTATCTGGTGGCTTTTCTACGCCACCACGGTTCCTGTTCCCCAGCCTGAGCCAGTGGCAGCTATCGACATCGGCGAAATCGACAGGATGCTCAAACTCGAAATGAGGATTGCGCTTCCCGAGATGCCCGACTTTGCCGACAAGGCTTCGGAAGCCGGACACCTGATGATGATGAACGACCTCATCGAACCGCGGCCAGACGGCACACTGATGCCGATCGGCTTTCAGGTTGTGCATGACGCCTGGAAGAAACGCGTCGCCAACCTCAAAAACTGGTCACCCCTCAAGATACTCCGCGAGGCATTCGTCGCGTTCTTCAACGAGCTTCCGTCTGTCGTCGGGCGCTCCGACACAGGATTGCACGCCAGCCTGCTCTCGCTCATTTCCGAACAGCGACTAAACAACCTCTTCTATAACATCGTGCAGCACGACGTATTTGCCTTCACGTACGGCATCTACACTGCTGGATGGGGGCTCGCCGAAGAATCAATCAAAGCGCACAAGTTCGACCGCGACAGTCCAGCTCATATCAAAGCTCTCTTGTTCAGTATGGGCAGCATGACGGGCTTCGTGGACGCACAACTCCCGATCAAGCTCCCGCAGCCACTACGCTTTGAGGGTACATGGATCGTCGCGCCGCAAGGTAGAGGTAAAACCACACTGCTTTCTGCGCTTCTCAAAGCCGATTTGGAGGAAGTGCGACAGGGGAAAGCTTGCGTCATAATTTTCGACAGCAAGGGTGATTTACTCGATCACGTTAAGCAACTCGGAAGGTTCGCGCCCGGCGGCGATCTTGCCGGCAAGCTCACACTCATTGAGCCATCAGCAAACCTTGCGCTTAATCCGCTCCAGCTCGGCGCCTCGCAAGGCCACAACATCGCGCTCCTCGAATATATCTTCCGCGCGCTTCTTGAGACGAAAACGACTTCGCTTCAATCGACCTTGTTCCGCTCTGTGCTGATCGCGCTGCGGACGATACCGGGGGCTACATTCTCCACCTTCCGCGAGTTCATTCAGGACGGCTGGCAACCCTACGGACAGTACATCCACCAACTCCATCACGAAGATCGGGACTTTTTCCTCAAAGGCGAGTTCGACAGCAAGACATATCGCAGCACCCGCGACGAGCTTTTGTGGAGGATACGCGACCTCCCCACGCGAGTTCCTCTGCTTCGCGAAATGTTCCGTGCTCCTGAAACCAAGATCGACATGGCGCGGCTCATGGATACTCCCGGGGTTATTGTCATCGACAACAGCATCGCCCAGCTTGCCGAGAGTGGCTCTGAGTTCTTCTCCCGCTTCTTCATCGCCCTTATCCTTGCGGCGGCGCAGCAGCGCGCGGACCGGAAGGAAAGCGATAAGCTGCCGGTGTACGTCTACCTGGACGAAGCGCAGACCGTTATTGCCAAAGACGAGAGCGTCGAGACCATCATCCGTACTTGCCGCTCGCAGAACATCGCTATGACGTTCGCGCATCAGTCTCTTTCTCAGCTCAAGATTGAGGGCGTTCAATCCTCGCTTGCCGATTGCGCTATCCGCTTCACCAACCCCGATAAGGACGCCAAGGCGCTCGCGGACGACTTCCGCACCAATGCAGAGACATTGCAGCAAATCCCGAAAGGGAAGTTCGCCCTATACGTGCGGGAGGACAACACAACGAAACCTATCATCGTCTCGGTGCCCAACGAGCCCGTTTCGAAGCAAGATACGTGGCCGAAAATGTCCGCACCGCAGCTCCACGCCATTCGAGAGGACATGCGCGCTCGGTATTCGTTCGTCCCACGGCCTCAGAGTCGTGAGACAGAAAGCCCTCGCGTTCAGCAGGGTGAAGTCGTTGCTCCGCGCCAAAGGGGTGGCCAGAATGTCACGCCCCTTACCGGCGAGATTGTAGAACCGCAGAGAGATAGCACCGGGCGCGTCATTATTTCCGAGAAATACGGAGAGCGTACCGTGATCGTGGAGAAGGGAACCAAGCCGCAGAAGTGGTGATAACTACCAACCATACTACCTCACTGCGGTACACTGCACCCATAGCTGCTTATAGAGACCGTTTATTTTTACGCCGATTTCTTTATTCCCTCGTCTATGCGCCTCACTCACCGCGACCTACGCACGCTCGAAGCCGTACAGCGCCACTGGTGGCTGCCGTCTCACTACCTGCATGAATTCACCAAGAACATCGCGCATGACATGTACGGCCACCGAAAGAGCCTCAAGCGGCTCGTAGAGGCCGGCTACCTGGCGCGCCCCCTCGCGATCAACAACCCAATGGTGAAAAACGATTACCTCTGCTACGCGCTCGGCGAGCAGGGCGAGAAGGCGCTTGCCTTACTCGGTAAGAAACATCGGTACACCGTGCCGCCCGGCGGAGGGTTCGCCCATGCTGCCATGACGGTCACGATCACCGCCAACATAGAGCTTGCAGCGACGACTGCCGGTTTCCGCTATATCTCGCAAGAAGAAATCCTAGCCAAAGCGCCTCACGAGACCCGGGCCGCAAAGCATCCCATCTCGCTTCCGGCCAAGATATCGTGGCGCTTCCCGAAGGGAGCGCAGCACTCCGACCGACCCACGACGCCGGATCAGCTTTTCGGTATTGACTACGGGGAGGGCTGTCGCTTCTTCGCGGTTGAGGCAGATCGAGGAACCGAAATCGTTGAACCGTCAGACCTCAAGGCCAACTCCATTCTGCGCAAGCTCCTCTCGTATCGCGACATTCTCAATCATCACGCCTATCGCAAGGTATGGGGCATACCGAACTTGCTCGTGCTTATCGTCACCACGTCTGAGGCACGCGTGGAGAACATGCTTGAGCTTGCCGCGAAGGTGATACCCAGCGGTTCCGAGAACATCCTGTTTACGCACATACCTGGCTTCGACGTTTTCTTCCGTTCGCCGCCGCTCCTGCCGCAGCTCTGGGATACTCCATGGAAACGGACGGGACACAAACCATTCGACATCGGGAAGGCATAAGAAAACCCCACCGCCGAGCAGTGGGGGAATCGCGCTCACCTGCGCCGGGACCAAGGATCACCTCCTTCAGCAACAGAGCAGACCATTGTGTTTGCGATCATGTATTGGCGGCGCTCGTCTTCATGCTCGAAGTACCATGAGACGTATTTGGGAACGATGGGGCCAATGCCAGCACGAACGGTACGCACCCAATCTTCCGCATCAAGGGCAACCCTGTCGCTCATGCACGGTCGCTTGAATACGGTCTCGTAACACCGAGAGAAGACTTCAAAGACCGTTTTGCCGGTCGCGAGTTTTTGATTTACGCGCCGCACGTACGTCCTGAGATCAACCTGCATCCTCTTTCGGCGGCAACATGAGCAAGCTGCCATCCCACTCGCCGATTGGAAGAAGATTGAGCCGAACGGAGATAGCGCCGTCTTTCGCGTGCCACGCGACACCGACCGACTGCCATATCTCACCGACTTTCGCGCGGATATTGAAATCCGGCTTACTACCCTTAGGCATGTGAACGAACTCCTTTATGCCGCTGAAATGCGGCGTGCTGCGGGCATGTCTCGCTCATGTCCACAGCGCGCCGCGCTCCAACTCTTTCTCCGATGATACTCTGTACACGGAGCATCGAAAGGAGATGTCCACATGTTCATTGACTTCGCGGCCCTGAAAGCCGCCACGACGATGGCCGACATGGTTTCCATGCTCGACCTCAAGCTCAAGCAAGCCGGCAACCAATGGAGGGGTGTGTGTCCATTCTGCAAAACGGGTGGCGAACGTGCCCTCGTGATAACCGAAGGACGGGGTTTCTACTGCTTCGCGGCAAAAAAGGGCGGCGACCAAATCGCTCTGTACGCGCACATCACCGACGCAAACGTCAAAGACGCCGCAGACGCGATAGCGACGTGGAAGGGTTTACTGCCTCGGCGGGAAGCGCACCCCACGCTCCCTGGGATAGTTTCTCCGCCAGAGAGCGAGAGCGGCAGCGGGACAAAGAAGCTCGCGCCGCTTTCCTATCTCGAACCGGAGCATGACGCAGTAGTCGCCCTCGGTTTCAACACCGACTTCTGCAAAGCGCACGGCATCGGATATGCGGGTAGGGGGATGATGCGCGGCATGATCGCGGTGCCGTTCCGAGACGAGCGCGGAAACCTACTCGGCTACATCGGCATTGAGGATTGCAAGCTTCCCCCGGACTTCATCGCTGGTGTGATACCGCTCCGAAAAAGCGCGTAGCCATGCGGTACGTGTGGATTGGAGGCCGAGCCTACCTGTGGCGCGACCTCCTGAAGCAACGTCGCGACCAGAGGGAAGCCGCCAAGAAGAAGCAGCTCGTCTTATTCGACCTGAAAGAGGATGCGCGCCCGGCTTCCCAGCGCAACGCCGATGGCCGCTACTGCGAACCTACCCTGTTCGAGACTACTGGGCGCACGTCGTGTGATACGGCACCGGTTGCACAGGTGCGGGAGCCACGCTCAACCAAAGCCTAAGCGCACCACCCCGAAAGGAGCGCACCTAGGCCAGTATCGCGAACACCCCTGCATCCGTGCAGGGGTTTTCTTTGTCGATTACCTTTGCTATGCAAGTCGGCGTTTAGGGGGCGCGGTGGTGGATGAAGATAGACCAAGAACTGCGCGCCGCAAACTTTACGGATTCCGGGGTCACACGATTTCTTCTGACAGAGGAAGCGTACAGCGAAGAGCTTTTTAATAGAGCCGTTGCGCTAGGTAATGCCGACAAAGCCTCCGATACTCCACTTGAAGTCACTCACGATCATGTCCGCAAAGCTGCACAAGCGATTAGTGTGGCCCCCAAAAAAGAGTCCGCTTGGCATGTAGGCGGTCAGATCGGCGAGTATCTTTGCGTTGCCGCTGCTAGCGTGGGCGCCAATAACCTTCCCAAATCGTGGGCGATAATCTTGTTTGGCGTTTCGTTGGCGCTCGGAATTACCTTGTTTGTCGCCCGCATGACCTGGAATCGAAGCGCATGAAAATAATCTACACGCCAGCCGCCCGCGAAGAAATGAACGCCTTCACGACAGCGGCCGTCAATGACCTACAGGAAGCTATCCGCGCCAAGAAGGAAGTTCTCGGAGACGAGGTGCTCGAAATTACCGCATCAGATGTAAAAGAGGCCGCGCACGGATACGGCGCTAAGGATAGGACCGCACGAAAATTGACCGTTGTACAGTTAGGCAGCAACTTGTATATAATATTTGGTCTTGCCGTGGCATTTTACGGAGTGTTCTACAAAGAAATCACCATCGCGCTTCGCGAAAATAGCTTTCAGGTTGGGCTCGTCGGATCAGGAGTGTGTTTTGCCATTCTTGGCGTAGTGATGCGCACTTATTTTTTATCGCGTCTTCGAGAACGAGAGTTTGAGCGCGCCAAACTGCGCCGTATTGAAGAGCAGGCAAAATCAAGAAACATAGATAAGGGGTGAGGTGTAGGTATGTGCTACACTGAAATTAATCAACTTAATCAAATGCACCTATGGACGCTCCCACCAAATCGCCGCTAGCTCTCACGCCTGACCAACAAGACAAGCTCATTAAGATGAGGGTCGAGCGCTTCAAAGAAAAGTACGACAAGATCGTCGCTGAAACCGGCCTCATGCACTTCGCGCTGCTCTCTACGCCGGCAGGTGATATCTCTGTGCCACTGCTCATTCTCCCTATCAATCTCGGGAACGAGAAGAAAAAGCCAGTGCTCGACGCCGCATAGCTATGGCGCGCGGCGGTAAACGACCGGGTGCGGGTAGGAAGCCGGGCAAAACATTGCGTCTACTTGAGATGCTCAACGACAAAGGCACTCACGACAAAACCGACTATCTGGCCGAGTTCATGAATTACCTCATCGACAACTACAAAGAGGACACGCGCCTCATGGTGTGGATGGGCGACCACATCTTCGGCAAAGCGCCGCAAGCGCTCGACATCACGACTGATGGCGAATCGCTCAACGGACCAATGTCCGATCTTCCCAATGAAGAGCTTGAAAAAATCAGCCAAGGCCGAGCTGGCTAAACGCGAGCTTGCACGGCGCAGGCTGCTCGATTTCGTCCTCTTCAATTTCCCTGATTACAAGGTCAACTGGCATCACCGCATCCTCATTGAGAAGCTGGAAGCGGTCGAGCGAGGAAAAATCAAACGGCTCATCGTCACGATGCCACCGCGCCACGGCAAAAGCGAAGTCGTCTCAGTTCAATTCCCAGCTTGGGCGATAGGCAGAAACTCAGACCGCAATATCATCGAAGCAAGCTATTCCGCCGACCTTGCCGTTGATTTCGGCCGGCAGGTTCGCAACATCGTGGCGAGCGAGCGCTATCGTTTCCTGTTCCCGAATGTGAGCCTTGCTGAAGACAGTCAGGCGAAAGGCAAGTGGAACACGAATGCACGCGGCGTATACAACGCTGTTGGTGTAGGCGGCGCAACGACCGGCAAAGGCGCTGACCTGCTTCTGATCGACGACCCGATCAAGAACCGGCAGGATGCTGAGAGCGAAACCGTACGTGCCTCAGTGTGGGACTGGTACACCTCGACCGCTCGCACTCGTCTTTCGCCGGAAGGCGCCATCGTGGTCGTCATGACCCGCTGGCACGACGATGACCTCGTAGGCCGGCTGCTGCGCTCCGAGAATGCTGCCCACTGGGAGCAAGTACACTTTCCGGCCGTGGCGACCGCCAAGGAACGATTTCGTGGCTCTGGCGAGGCTCTATGGCCTGACCACTTCTCCCTGCCTATCCTTGAGGAGACGAAACGCGACATCGGCTCATACGACTGGTCCAGCCTCTACCAAGGATCGCCACTCGATAGCGAAAGCCAAGAGTTCCGCAAGGAGTTCTTTCACTCTCGCAGCGAGGATGACTTAAAAGACAAGCGCCTCAATCGCTATCTGACCATCGACTTAGCCTTTTCCGACAAGGAGACGGCTGACGACCTCGGGTTTTGCGACAACCGAGTTGACCCCAAGAACTGCTGGAACCTGCGTGCATGGAAGCGAAAGATGAGCCCCAAGGACTTCATCGACTATCTATTCACGCTGCACGCCGAGAACAACTACACGCAAATCGGCATCCTCGATAAGCACTCGCAGTACACCATCGTCATTGCGCCGTTCATTGAGGAGGAATGCAGGAAGCGCAACAAGTTTCTTCCTATCCTGCCCATTAAGACGCAGGACACGTCCAAAGAGCTACGCATCCGTGCGCTCCTGCCGCGCTACCTCAATCACAGCGTCTACCACCTCGATGGCGCGTGCGTTGACCTAGAGGAGCAGCTTTTGCGCTTTCCCAAGGGCGTGCATGACGACGTTGCCGATGCGACTGCCGGCATGGTTGGCTTTGCCGAAGCACCAAACTCCGACGAGCTGGACTTCTTCTATCGGCGCTCCAACGCGGCTATCAACAGGCAGCCAAACAACAATGCCTTGTAGCGTGTGATACGATTCAGGAAGTGCGCTTACAAATCAGTTTTTAATATGCTTCCTCCAAGCAACAAATCCATGGCAGACGAACAAGCAGATGCAGCAGCCGCCGTAGCGGCGACCGAGACCGTCGAAGCCGACATCGAGAACGCGCCAGCCGCAACCGTTCCTCTCACTGTCGTTTCCGGCGTTCTCAATCTCGCGCTTTCCGACGGGACGAATGTAACGCTCGATGTTACCCCAACCACGGAACCCGCGGCTGACGCTCCGGCATCCTAAGCAACCAGACGCCACTCCGGCGTCTTTTGCTATACACAGCTTGCAATTACAGCGCTTGTTGAAGCGAGTGCTATCATTCATTCATGCCAAAATCTCCCACAAAGCGTATAGTCAAAACGAAGATTACTAAGCCAAGGGCAAAGAAGCCTGAACTGGCAGCCGCGTACAAAATCATCATGCGTGTTGGCGGCGAAACTCATATCGCTTACAACGACAATCCGCTCGAAGCGCTGTTAGAACTCAAGCCAGACAAGATACCGGCCAAAGCCATCTTCACGCTTGAGCATGACGGCAAAAGCGCAACGCTCATTCGTAGAGCCCAGTGGGCGCGTCTTACCCTCAATCGCCGTGCTGTCGCGTTCTATCTCGCCCGCAACCTCGAACGGCTGCTCAAGTAGTCATGAAGGACGTTTACGAGTACATCCGGCAGGAGGAAATCAACTACAAGACCATGCGCGTGCCCGTCACCGACGGATACGAATGGTCGATGCCCGAACACATCAGGAAATGCACGCTTTACCGTGATTCAAAATTCACGAGCGGCGCAGACGATGGCAGCCGCCCATTCAAGAACATCGTGCGCCGTATCGTCAACCTTCAGCATTACGCTACCGGCTTTGATGTAAAAGATATTGAGCCGTTTGTTGATAATCCCGACGACTATTTCAAGTCACTCATGGTGCGGAAATATTTTGAGAAATGGGCGCGAGCTAACGGCCTCGATACCTACATCGACCAGAAGACTGAAAGCTATGTCGATTTTGGCGGTGCGCTCACCAGACACGTCAACCAGGTCGCGCCGGAGGTTGTGCCGCTCCAATCAATTGCCTTTTGCGACCAAAGCGACATCCTCTCCGGTCCCATTTGTATAAAGCACCAGTTTTCACCATCCGAGCTTCGAGACTTTGCAGAGAATGGTTGGAAGAATATCGACCGCGTTATCCAGCTCGCCCGCGACAGCAAGACCGAGACATCGCTCTCGGGCATCACCGAGCGCGTCGTTAAGACACCCGGAAAGTACGTCGAAGTGTACGAGCTTGACGGCATGTTCCCGCGCTCCTGGCTCATGGATAAAGCGGATGCCACTGAGGACGACGAAAAAACCTACACTCAGCAGCTTCACATCATCACGTTCTACGAGGATAGCGAAGGCAACGAGGCGGGTATCCCGTTGTTTCAGGGCAATGGCGATCCCAAGAAGTACAAGTTTATAGCCCGTGACCCCATCTTCGGCCGCGCACTCGGCATGAGCGCCATCGAGGAGCTGTTCGACGCACAGATATGGACCAACTACGCCATGATCCGGCTGCAAGGCATGCTCGACACTGCCGCCAAGTGGATAGGCCAAACCGCCGACCAATCCTTCAAGACGCGCAACAAGCTCACCGAACTTGAGAATGGTGAAATCCTTACGCACAACGGTAGCCCGGTCGAACCCATCAACACACGCCCCTTGTCTGCCGATCTCTTCGAAAAAGCACTCGATATGTGGGACGAGCACGCGCAGAACATCGGCTCGGCTGGCGATGCCATCCTTGGCGAGCGGCCATCCTCCGGCACCCCGTTCGCGCTTCAACAGCTCAATGCCCAGCAGCAGAACAACGTCCATGAATACCGCCGCGGCAAGCTCGCTGTATCGCTCGCGGAAGAGTTCCGCGACTGGTATCTGCAAGACTTTGCGAGGGCGCTTTCCAACGAACAGACGTTTATGGCCGACCTTTCACTCGAAGAGCTTCAGTACGTCGCCGAGCAGTGCGCCCAGTACGAGACCAAGGAGATGGTCAAGCGTCGGGTAATCGCTGGCAACAGTGCAAACCTCAACCCGCAGGCCATCGGCTCATACCAAGATGGCGTTAAAGGCGCGGTGCTGAAGAAGGGCAACAAGCAGTTTTTCAAGGCGCTCAAAGGCGACCTGAAGAGATTGCCCATCGACGTGGAAATCAATGTCGCCGGCAAGCAGAAAGACCTTGCGGGCATGACCGACAAGCTCGTGAACGTGTTCCGCACCATCGTCGCCAACCCGACCGTGCTTCAGATCCCGGCCATGGCGAAGCTCTTCAATCAAATCCTCGAATACTCTGGCCTCGACCAAATCGACTTTTCACAAGCACAGCCGCAGGGTCAGAACGGTTCATCGACGAAAATCACCGAAGCCATCAATTTCAAAGACTTGCCTCCCGACGGTCAGACGCAGCTTGCCGCTCAGGCCGGTATCAAAATCCAATCGCAGCCGAGCCCGTTATCCCCACCTGCCGGAGCGCCAGTAGCCGCCGCACCTGCGGTATGATTCCACTGTGAACCCGATCTCTTTAACTGACACAGAACGAACAGCCATCATCGGCTTTTGCTCGAACACGACTGCATTTGAAGCCGTCAAGAAGGTCGTGCTTTCCGCACTCAATATCACCCTGGCAGACATAAGGACTGAAGCCCTCACCACGCCCAACTCAGACAACTCCAGTCTGGGAGAAGCGGTGCGCGCTCACGCGCAAGCCGCTGACCTTGTCGAGGAAGGGTTCAGTCGATTGCAGCAAGTGCGCGACAAGGATCAGCCGAGAGTATCCACTAACCCAGCCCTATGACCATGAAATCGTACCAATGGTTCCTCATCGTATTCGCCGTCATCGTTCTCATCGCCACGATTTTGCAGTTTCGACCGGCGCTTGCCGCGGCACCGAATGGACTGCGCGCCGTTTTGGCGACCACCTCAACGCAGATCGTCGGTCCGCAAAGCATCAACAAGCTCTTTAGCGCAGACAACACATGCAATTCCCGCGTAATCACTACCTATGCAAACCCCATCATGCTTTCGTTTGACGCTCTCTCAAGCACCAGCCCAAGCGGCATCAACGGCCACTTGCAGCCGGCGAGCACGACCGTCGCCTACGATTCCGCGCTGTATGGCTGCGGGTTGTGGTCGGCATGGGGCTTCACCGCTTCGACGAGTCCGACGATATCAGAGTTCGACTAACCAATAACCATATGAACAACGCATTAACAGCAGGGCTTATCGTTCTCGCAATCGCAACCGGATGGCTATACTTCCGTCCAACGACTGCTTCAACGCCGATACTCGGTTCCGTCACCAGTTCACAAGCTCTGACGAGCCCGTACTGCGTGGATGGCTACTGTCACTACGACTTTCAGCATCAGTTCACGGCTGCTACGACGACGCCATGGAACCAGACGGGGCCAAGCGCAACAACCACGCTCGGCAAATTCGGCTGCACATTCTTTGGCGCGGCTTCAACGACTGCGGCAACCGAATGGCTCGCAACGTCAACGACGAACGACGCTTCCACTACGCTTATTGGCCAGTTCGCGACTGCCGCCAACGCCGGGGGGACTCTCGTCTCAACGACGACCTATAACAACGGCACGCTCGTACCACCAAATACGCACTTCGTGTTGGCGATGACCGGCGGTGTCGGAACGTTCAGTCCAACCGGCGCGTGCTTCCTCACACTTAATGCAGTCGCCCCTAGCTCACCGTAGTATGGCTCCGATCAAGAAAAGCGGCTCCTACGACGGCAAAAGCAATGCGCTCGGCCATGGCGGACGTGCCGCGCAGCTCAAAGCGGAGGGGGTACCGGGTGGCGTCATCGGCGACCTTGCCCGAAAGGCACACGCGGCACCGGGGCAGAAGAATTACCACGGCAAGACGCCGGGGAGCATCAGCCACCCGCACAAGCACACTTATTAATTCACCTCACGATCATGGCTTCATACGGAAAAACGGGCGGTAGAGTGAGCAAGACCGGGGTCGCGACGAGCATGGCTGGCGCTGCCGTGAAAGCGGCATCCGGCCATCACTCTAGCCTCAAAGGCGGTGCCAAAGCCGGCACGACTGCTCACATGCACTCAACGCCTGACATCGGTGCTTCAATGAAGTTCGGCAAGAAGGCGTAAGCCTACGGTTCTCGATCCGTCCAAAATTGAACTTATGAGTTATTCCTCTTCAAAAGGAATCAAGGTTCTCACTTCTCCTCGAAAGTGAATAACCACTTCTCATTTTATGGCTACTGAAAATGACAAACAGGGCGCAGAAACCGACGAGGACGTAGAGGTTCCCGACATCGACGAACAGAAAGACGATGAAGGCAACGATACGACGGACTGGAAGGCGGAAGCTCTGAAACAATCGGGAATCGCAAAACGCCTCAAGACGCGTGAGGACAAACGTAAGGCTGACGAAGCCAAGCGCAAAACCGAAGCGAAGGTCGAAAAGAAGGTGGAAGTGCGAGTCTCCCAAGAGTTAGACCGGATCGACCGCGCTGTTCTAAGGGCTGAGAAAATCACTCATCCCGACGAGATAGAGCTGGTTGAGAGCATGAAGAAAGAGACGGGTAAATCCGTCGAAGACGTGCTCGAAAGCCGGTATTTCCAATCCGAACTCAAGGCGATGCGAGACGAGCGAGCGACGAAAGAAGCTACGCCGTCAGGTACCAAGCGTCCAGGCCAAAAGGCCAGCACCGACATTGACTACTGGCTCGCCAAGAATGCCGAAACCGGCGAACTCCCCGCCGATCCTGCGCTCAGGACGCAAGTCGTGAACGCAAAGATCGCTGGAATGAAAGCCAAGACGGCAACGTTCACGGACACTCCCGTCGTCGGATAGCGCGACACGTCCCGGTCTGACCGATTATTCGGTTAGCCCACAACAACGTGTCACAAGTATTCAAAGAAGATTGGGCGGTGAAGATGCAGGAGCGTCTTACCGAACCAACCAAATGGAAGGACTTCATGCGTGTTGAAATCAACAACACGCGCGAACTCCACAACCCATACCGCACCGATGCCACGATCTCGACGCTTACGCGCTACAGCGCGTACACGTCCGCACAAGTCGCGCAGACCGATGAGAACATCACGATTAGCGACTCGTTCGTTATTTCGGAAATCATCGACCGCGCCGACCTCGCGCAGACTGGTTACCTCTCGCAGATGGAGAGCGCCGAGCATCAGGGCATCATGCTCAATGAGAAAATCGAATCGTACATCTACTCGCAGTATGCGCAGTTGACCACGTTCGATAACACTCAGCTCGGTGGAGGTGCTGGCAACATCACTGTTACCGGAACCAACATCGACAACATGATCACGGGTCTTTCCCGTCAGATCAGCGCGGCTAAAGGCGATACCCTCTATGAGCGCAATGGAGGCTTCATCGTCTGGCGTCCCGCCGATTTCGAGTTGCTCCAGCAATTCATGATGGCCAACGGTTTCGTAACCGCTGATACCGCCCTTCGTGATGGCGTCAACGGCAAAGTCGATTACATGGGCTTCACGCACTACCGCTCGAACCTGCTCACCGCAGGCCATCTTGTGGCTGGCGTGAAGAAGCTCTGGCACCTCGGCGTCCTCCGCGACACCTACGGCCAGATCGTCGTGAACCCGCTTGACCCAGGACTTGTTTCTGGCGTCAGCATCACGTCTCGTCTCGATTTGAAGACCGCGGCGTGGCACAAAATCACCCCTGTGCTCTTCAACATCACCGTTGCCTAACGGCAGAGCCCCCTTGCGGGGCTTTGTGGGGATGGAACGCCTTCTCTCCCCGCAGAGCCACACAACTATATGTCACTTGTCTTTTCAGACGCAGCCAACAACGCCGGTATCGTCGAACTCATCGACGAGACCTTGAAAACCGATGCCGTCAGCTACCCAATCGCCGCCAAGGTGCGCGACATAAACCTCGCGCTCGATCGTGCGCTTCAGATCATCTTTCAGTCTGCGGGAACGTGGAACTTTGACGACAGCAACCACACAACGCATCCGATCATCTCGACCGACCTGATAGCGGGACAGCGCGATTATAGCTTCGTCACCGATCAGGAAGGCTCGCTCATCCTCGACTTCTACAAGGTGTTCGCGGCCGACCAGAACGGGCACTTCTACGAACTCAAGCTCCGCGACGTGCAGAGCGAGTCGGCCAACGACAGCTATTCCGGCAACAGCATCCCCGTCATTGCCGACGACATTCAGGGGTTCACAAGCGGCGTCAACACGCCCGGCTCCCCGTCGCAGTACGACATGACGGGAAATTCCATCTTCATTGATCCGGTTTCGAGTTATAACATGCGTCTCGTTCAAGAAGGCGTGGCTGGCCTCAAAGCCTATATCAATCGCGAATCCACCTACTTCAATGTGGGCGACACGAGCAAGAAGCCGGGCATCGCCGGCATCTTCCATGAATACCTCGCGCTTCGGCCGGCGTGGAAATACGCCCAGCGCAACAATAATCCGGTCGCTGGCGGCACCCTGCGTGGAGGCTACAAGACCGGCCTCTATGCCGACGTGTTCCAGATGGAAGCCGACATGGCCGCGTACTACGCCCAGCGCGAGCGAGACGGGCACGCTGGCCTTAAAATGAAACCAATTAACTTCCGATAGTATGGCAACCGCAGTAATTTACAATTCATTCCGCACTCGACAGCTCAACGGAAACGCAATCAATTTCACAAGCGACACCATCAAGGTTGCGCTTCTCACTTCCTCGTACACGCCAAGTGTTTCCGCTCACGTATTCTTCTCCGACCTCACCAACGAAGTAGTGGGTGCTGGCTATACCACAGGTGGCGTCGCGCTCACCGGTCTAGCGGTGAATCAGGACAATGTGGGCAACGACACCACTGTTGCAGCCAGCAATCCAAGCTGGGCATCTTCGACCATCACCGCGCGCTATGCCGCCGTCTACAAATCGACTGGAACCGCGGGCACCTCTGCGCTCATCGGCTACATCGACTTCGGTGGCAACAAGACCACCAACGGCGACACCTTCCTTATCCAACTTGCCGCTGCCGGACTGCTCGAACTTGCCTAACCATGGCCTTCCCGGTCGTACAATCCAGCGGACTAGGCAACAGGACTTCTAACGGTGGTTTTGGTGCCACCGTTTCCATTGTTTCAATGCCATCTGGTGTTGCTGTCGGCGATCTTCTCGTAGCCGTATCAGCGGGAAGTAGCATCACCCCAACGCCACCTGCAACCGGCTGGACGACGCTACATTCAGGCGGAAATGGTACTGCCGTTTACTGGAAAATCGCCGATAGCGGTGACCTAACGTCAACTCAAAATTGGGTGGCGATGCTCGGCAACTCAAACTCTGAGTCTTGTGAAATCGGAATTGCACGCATCACCGGACACGATCCAGTCACTCCGATAAATACGAGCCACTTCACCGACAGCGCTTCCAATATCACAGCCCTTACCGATTCCGGCATTACGCCGACCACTCAGTGCCTCTTGCTCATGATAAGTGCCGCCCTTAACGGCTCTGGCACCATGACCGTGAGCGGACAGCAGATCGCGAGCAATAACCCGAGCTGGACTGAGCAGATTGATGCAAATTCCGAGGGAAGCGCCGGAACGAATGATTCGCAGGTCTCATTGGCCTACGCGAATCAGAGTGCAGCGGGTGGCGTAGCAACCGGTGCTGATACCATGACAGCAAGCCGGACAGTCAACCCCTCCCTCACAGGCATTATTGCTATCCAGCCCCCTGTCACTGTCACGGTTCCCATTCTTTCCGTCGGAAGCTCTGCCCTCGCGCCTTCCTTCACCTTGGGCGTTTCTGGAGCGCTCCTAAGCCTTACGACGACCCTGTTTGTTGCCACCATGAGTGAAATCAAGAACAAGTGGTTGAATGTCGCTAAAATCATTTCGTCGTGGACTAACACGCCAAAATCATGACGCCTGAACAACAAGCCATGCTAGAAGAGCTGTATCAGTGGATGACGCAGCGCAAAGAGCACCAGATTGTCTACCCGCTCGATGACGACTCTAAGGTGGCAATCGGTGCTGTCAGTAGTATTAAGGTCGGCTCCAAAGCGCTCACGCAATCCATCACCATCGGCGCCGGCGGCGGCAGCGCGAACGTTCCAGCGGCCTATTTTGGTACCATCATCGTGCTCGTAAACGGAAAGCAGCGCGAAATCCCCTACCTATGATTTCACTTCCTGGCTCAAAACGTACCTGGGCTGTTTCCCAAGCTTCCGACCTCTTCGGCAACATTGCTGCAACCAAGAATATCGACTTCGACAGAGCCGGATATCTCGCGCTCGCCAAGCAAGCGATGGTGCTCTATTCGCAAGGAGATAACTCCAGCTTTACGGCTCCTATCGCGTTCGCTGCCGACAATTCGAATCTGTACGTCATCACTTCCAGCGGCATCTTTAAGGTGAGCCTCAGCAGCGACAATCCCGTTACTTCCCAGATCGTAGTCGGAGGAACGCCTAACGTCGGGTTTTATTCCGATGTAGAGTTCTTCCAAGCTGTTCTCCACGTCACTGACACGAGCAGCATGTCGTCCTACAATCCCGGTGGTGGAGGCGTCTGGACAAGCCGCGTCACCGGCCTCTCATCAAGTTATCCGCACCCCATGTGTCGCCATGGTGGTCGCCAGACACTCGTTGTCGCGGATGGCAACGTGCTCCGTCAGTACGACACGAGCTATACCCGCGACACCGTGAACGAACTCACCATACCGGCTGAGTACGTTATCGAGTGGATTCCCTATCGGCAGAACTACCTCTATATCGGCACTCGCAACATCGCTGGAGGCAATGCCGCTCTTTTCGTATGGGCTGGCGCGGGCGTTGGCAACGACGGTCAGTACGACGTTCAGGCCGATTGGATTTATTCGGGGTGCATTTACCAAAGCTATATCGCTGCCGTCACCAGCGCAGGACAGCTCCTCGCGTTCAACGGGAGCGGCTTCAACGAACTCGCCAACTTTCCGATCTATTACACTGATTTGCCGTGGACAAGTTCAGCCGCCACCACAAACCTCATCGGCAACGTCGCCAGCCGCGGGATGGCTGCTTCAGGCGACGATCTCCTCATCTGCGTCAACGGTGCTCCGAACCTCGGACAAGGCGAGCCCCAGGGCAAATACCTTCTCGAAATGCCTTCCGGCTTGTGGAAGTTCGACCCAGCAGTCGGCCTCTACCACAAGGCAGGCGCGAATTATAAGACGCACCAGACGCTTCAGCCGACCGAAATCGACTCGAACCGCCTCGTGCTGCCATCCGCGCACAACGCGCTTACAGGCGATGCGGTTTATTGCGCGAGCCAAAACGGCATTACCGGCGTGACTGGGGGCCAGACGTACTACGCCATTGTCGAAACCGGCGCGACAACTGCGCTTCAGCTTGCGCTCTCGCGCGCCGATGCCTTCAACGGCCGCTCTATTTCCATCAGCGGTACACCAAACTCGCTCGACCTTTTCGCATTTGCAACCTACGACTCGATGGGTGGTGGACAAATCACCAATGCCGGTCCCGTTTTCGTCCCAGGCAAGCTGCGTCCCAACTCATTCTTCAGTTCCGAGGTCATATTTGGCGCGAACGCCATCGACAACACCGGCACGAGTCATGGCGCGCTGTGCGGGCTTGGTCTCGGGCGTAATCGCGGCTACTTCCTCACACCGAAGATCCCATCCGCTAACGTGCTCGATACCTGGCAGCGCATCGTGAACAAGTTCGCGCAACTTCAGCTCGGCTCGCAGGAAATCATCCTCAAATATCGTTCGACCGAGCGCTTCGGCACCCCCAACCAACCCGTTTTCAGTGGCTCTCTTACATTCACAAGCTCGACGACATTCACCGTCGATACCACCATCAAGGACTTCAAAAGCGCGGAGGTAGGCGACGAAGTGGAGTTCATCACCGGCGCAGCTTCCGGCTATCTCGCGCACATCACGGCGATCGACAAAACGACTTCCACCTACATCGTCACCATCGACGAGACGTTGCCCGTCACCAACGGCGACAAGACCGACTGCATCGCGAACAACTGGACGAAAGGTCCGATTATCACTGACACGTCGAAGAACAACGGCCGCGGTTTTGATGAATCGAGCATCACCGCCAACGCCAAGTGGGTACAATTCAAGGTCGAATTGCGAGGAGCCGGTGTTATCCTTGAAGATATGACGGTTATCAACGCTCCTAACCAACCTCCAATATGACCGTCGTCGCTCCAGCCGGCACTCCCGTTCAAGGCGTAACGCCGGGAACCTACGGCGCTCCAGCCGCGCCTTCCACGATCACCACCGACCATCTCACGCCGTCGCCGTCCACGACCTATCCGACGCCTCCTGCCACAACCGGTCCCAACGCCGCCCTGGGCGCTTCCCTTGCTGCTTTCGGAAGCAAATTGAGCGCTCTTTCCGCGTCTTTAGGCGGCACAGCTCCGAATGGCCAAACCACGCCGGGCTCTACCACCCCATCCGATGACACCACGACCGATACATCGTCCACCGACGACGCTCGCAATTCCATTCTTCAGCGCATCCTCGGTGATACCAGCACACTCGGTACCGAAGGCGATTTCACTACACAAGAGAACAATGCAGAAGGCATTGCCGCAAAAACCAAAGCCGTCAACGACCTCACCAACGAGTACAACACGCGCTCCCAGTACTACAACGACGCTATCGCCAAGCTCTCCACCGCCAATCCGCTGGGTCAAAGCAACACCGCTATCACTGAGCAGTCCGACCAGCTCACCCGACAGAAAAACCAAGAGCTAGCCGACATCGCTGTGCAACAGAGCGCCGCCAACGGCGACCTGACTACGGCGAACACAATCGCGCAACAGGCCATTGCCGCCAAGTTCCAGCCGCTCAAGGATGAAATCACGAACCTCACCAACTACTACAATCTCACCGCCAACGACATGACGGATAGTGAGAAGCAGCAGGCTCAGGCGGCCATCGACGCAAAACAGGCGACGCTCAGCGGACAAATCTCTGAACAAGAAGATGCTTACAAGGAGAAAATTCAGCAAGCCGACCCGCTCTATCAGGCACAGCTCGCGAAGGCGCAGGCAGATGCCGCTGCCGCCAAAGGTACGGCTGGCGTCCCTGTCGTCACCGGCGATCCCGCTGTTGATCTGAAAATCTTTGAACAAAATGCCACTCAGAATGCAGCCGATGCCCAAACGCTCAATTCGAATTATCAGCAGATACTTGGCATATTGAAAGGCTCTGGCATAACCAAACCGATTCAATCTCTCACCGCAGCCGACCTTTCGAAACTCAGCAATTCTGATCAAGCGAGCATTTCAAAAGCTCTTGCACGTGTACAGAACCCAGATGTCGCACGCTTGGGTGGGAGTTACACTGATCCATTTGCTCCTGTCGGCGCTATTCAGAACATCGGCGATTGGTTCCGTCAGACGTTTACCGGTTCCCTTTACGACCCTTCAAAAGTTCTCCAAGGCGTCCAAGCTGCTACTGCGCTTTATAATCAACGCAATCCTGCCCCGAACACCCTCTCTACAACGGCAAGCGGCAGGTCATTCGATTACGCCGCAGCCAAAGCAGCCGGGTACTCAGACCAACAGATACAGGCTTACATAGCCGCCAATTGATATGCCTCTTCCTCCTCTCAGTTCATTCGTCGGAGCACCCGCAAAACCCGGCGGCTCGCCACTCAATAGTTTTGTTTCGCGACCGCCTGCCGTTGCGCCCGCGCCCGTTGCCACTCCGGCTCCGTACAATCCTCCGCTCGTCCAGCTCGTCAATAAGGTCGCTGGCTATTTTGGCAACAGCATCGGTAGCGCGGCCACTGCCGGCATAGATCAGATAAAGCAGGGCGCTTCCGACATCACGAGCGGCAAAGAGACGCCAATCGAAGGCGCAGAATCAGGGCTTTCGGTCGAGTCCGGCATCGCTTCGCTCATTTCATCCCCGCTCGCCCCACTTTTGAAGCCGCTCGGCTCTGCAATCAAAGGCGCAGGAAGCGTCGGCGATGCTTTGGCGTACCTTTCGACCAAGGTTGGTCTCATGACTACTGCCCAGAAAGCCGCATATGACGCCGCCAACGCCAAATTCGCCAATTCGCCGACTGGCAACGCCGTCACCCGCGTTGCTACTGACACGGAGAATGCCGGCAATGTTTCAGGCACAATCCTTGGAGCCGATCAGGCTGTCAAAGCCGTCCCAGGCGCCGTCAAAACGGTCGCAAAAATACCCGCGGCCATCGACAAATCTCTCACTCCGCCAGCATCCGCCGTATCCATCGCTGACGCACACATCACTGCCGTTGCCAAAGATTGGGAAGCTCCCTCGAAGGTCAACAGCGCTGCCTACTCCAAAGCCCGCGGCGTTCTCGCAAAAGCGCCGGACACGCCTACCGTCCTCGCCAAAGCGGGTATCAATCCGTTTGCACATGTCGTCGATGGAAAATATGAGACTGCGGAAACAGCCGACGCTCTTCGCGAGACTGCGAACAAAATCAGCACCGATGTTGTCCGACCGTCCCTGCACCAAGCGGACTACACCGCGCCGAAGACTCCCGCTACCGATCTCGCCGATGCCGCCAAATTGCAGGTTGAAAGCTTGCCCGGCGTCACCGCCGGAGATGCCGCGAAGATTAAGGGCTCCATCGACACCGAAATCGACGCCCTCAAACAGAAGTACCCCGAAGGGATGAGCCTCACGAACCTACACGACGAGAAAATCAACTACTCTCAAAACTCGGGATACAACCAGTTCAAGAGCAACGCCGACACGAATACGGCGCTTGCGAACAAGGCTATCTCTCTCACTCTAAAGGATGCTGTCGAAGCAGGCGTACCCAAAGACGCGCCGATCAAGGAGACCAACGCCTATCTCTCCAAGCTTTACTCAGGAGCCGATTACCTCGAAGCGTTGGATGGAAAGAAAGCGCCCGCGACAACCGGCCAATCCGTCGCGCGGTTCGCAGCCAAGTTCGGAGGAGCGGCGCTTGCACGGCACTTCACTCCCGGCCTTGGGGAGCTTGTTTCCTCATTCGCCGGCTATCAAATCGGCAAAGCGGTGGAGAACGTACTCGAAAATATGACGAACGCTGGACGTGCCGAGTTTTTGAGCAACATGCAACGCACCAACCCGGAGGTTGTCACCAAGCTCCAAGCGTACCTGGGCTCAGCTCCAAAGTGATATGCCCTTCTTAGCGAGATATACCGCAGCCCATATCAGCGCCAGAAACACAAGGATTTCCATAGCACCAGTATACCACACGTATGCCTAAACCGCCTCTCGACGACGCCAAGATAGCCAAGCTCAAAAACCTCCTCGATGTCGTTGACACCGACACTGCTACCAAAGGTGAAGTCGCCCAAGTCATCGGCCATGTCATTGACGCCGTAAGACTCGCGCATGCCAAGCTCACCGGCCGCCTGGATGACGCAACCAAATCGTCGGACGTGGAGCACAAGCGTCTTGATGGACGCATCGACACAATTCATCTCACTCCCGGTCCCAAAGGCGATAAGGGCGACAAAGGAGATCCCGGAGAAGGCAAAGATGGTCGTGACGGAAAGGACGGCAAAGACGCTATCGACGGCCGCCATGGTAAGGACGGCAAGGATGGCCGCGATGGGACAGACGGCAAGACCGGCGAAAACAGATACATCGGCTGGGGCGCCCATCCACTCACCATTCAGGCGCTCGGCATCACCATCGACAAAAATACCCGCTTCATCAATTTCACCGGAAGCGGCATCGGCAGTGTTTCGCGTAGTGCGACCGGCGTAGTTACCGTCAACATCACAGGTGGAGGAGGAGGTACTGGCACTATAGTCGATCAGGAAGTCCCTACCGACTCCGGCGACCACACCAACTTCACCATCGCGCACACGCCGATTGCCGGAACCTTCCACTTGTACCGAGGCGGCGCGAAGCAGCAATCCGTTGGCCTCACTCCTGACTACACGCTCACGGGCACGGCTCTTGCGCTCACCACAGCGCTCAACACCACGCAAGGTGAACAACTGGTCTGCGATTATTCTTACTAGCGCGGTATCATTCTCACTATATGAGCTACCTAAAAGCGTCCTGGCTCCCGATAGCGGTACTTCTCGGCTCCATCTTCACTTCTGCCCTCATCGCTCACGCCACTATTCTTTTCCCCGGCGGAGGCGGAACGGGCACAAGCACCGCTCCCATCTCCCAAATCTCGTATCCGGGCAGTAATGGCACCTATCAATTCGTCGCCACTTCCTCGCTATCGGCTAGTACTGGCATCGGCTTCACCGGAACCGCTGGCGCCTTGGTAGGCGGTTCGAACCTCACTATCACCAATAACGGCGTAACTTCTTTCAATACGCGTGTTGGCGGCGTCACCCTCACCTCGGGCGACGTGACGACCGCACTCGGCTTCACGCCGGGCACCGGCACCGTGACGAGCGTTGCGACCGATGCGACACTCACTGGCGGTCCCATATCGACCACCGGAACGCTTGGCATCAATCTCAGCAACGCGAACACATGGCTTGGCAGTCAGACATTCTCAGCGGCCATCACGTACGGCGGCGTCACCCTCGCCAACAGCGTGTCTGGCACAGGGAGCATGCTGCTTGCCTCCAACCCGATAACCACCGGGACACTTCAAGCACCAATCGTAGATGGTGGAGTAGGAGTAGCAGCTAACCTCGCGTTAAAAGGATCAACCGCTGGGGGAGTCTGCACCACAGGCTGTACCATTACTTTCGCACCAGCCGCCGCACAGAACGGCATCCTTGAAACGATGACCCCTCTGGGTACGGCCTTCGGTACTTCAACCCCCTACGGCATACTCACTGTCGCTTCTTCAAGCGCAAACGCGGGCACATTCAGACCACAGCTCACGCTTGCCGATCTCGGCGCTGGCGCTAACCTCAAATACTGGGGAATCGAATCGAATAACGGCAGTCTCTTCTTTGCGACCTCGACCGATAGCTACGCCACCTCGACGCTTGCAGCTCTCAGCATCAATCAGAACGGACAGCTCTCAGTCCCTGGCAACGTCGGCATCGGCACCTCGACCCCTGTCTCAAACCTCCAGATAGACAACGGCGGTACTGCCGTACAACACGTCTTGAATATCCGTGCGACCGTAGGCCAGGCTAGCGAAGAACCCGGCATTCTTCTTGGGAATGATAGCGCCGCTGGCGAGGCCGACTTCGCCTTCATGTCGGCCACGGGCGGTACCTCCTTCACGAACAGCCTCCTCACGTTTTGGACTGCGAACTCATCGAAAGTCCTCACGCGCGCTCTTACCATCAACAACTCGCAATTCGTCGGTATAGGTACCACTTCCCCCTACGCACTCCTTTCGGTAGCTGGAAACGTCGTGGTCGGGGCGCCCACCGCGGGCGGCACGCTCGGCGATCTTTTCCTGCCTCACCTCGAAACTGGCGCCGGTGCCTTTCTCGCGGTCGATCCAACGGGCAAAGTCATCGCCACAACGACACCATCGGGAGCTAGCGGAGTCACAAGCGTCACAGGAAGCTGGCCGATCATTTCTTCTGGCGGCACTACGCCCAACATCACCTTTGGGGGTCTTTCGACCACCACGGCGCTCACGCAAGGCCATCTGCCCTACATTACCGGCGTCAATACGTTCGGCGACGTTGCCACCTCATCGTTCGCCGTTAGCGGCTCATTCGGCTACACGGGCACGCTCGGTGCGCTCGTAGGAGGCACTGGGGGCACACTCTCAATCGCGAACGGCGGCGTCAGCAACGTCATGCTCGCCAACTCAACCATCAGCGGTATCTCACTCGGCAATAGCCTCGCAAACCACTCACACAACAGCACACTGACCGGTACGACATACAACGGTTCCGCGGGCGTCTCAGACTGGGGCATCAATCTCACCAATCCGAATACCTGGACCGGCTTGCAGCAATTCAACGGCAATGCTTCTTCGACTCAGATCAGCGCCAGCGGGAGTGCATACTTCTCTGCGACAAGCGGCGGTGTGGAAATCGGCACCTCAACCCCGAACACCAAAGCTCTCTATGTTACGGGTGATATATCCGGCGGTCCCGTTACTCTCGAACGAACCAACGTCTCGACAAACGCGGCACTTGGGACTGTCATAATCAATGCGCGCACAACGGGTACGGCGATGGCTGATGGCTTCGGTGCCGCCTTCCAGTTCGGCATTCAGAATTATGGAGGCACTGACAATCTCATCGCCAATATCGAAGGGATTAGAAACGGGGCCGATAATTCGGGCGAGCTTGAGTTCGCAACTGATTTGGCTGGGACACCAACGGTCAATCAGGTCATCCTCGCTAACGGACTGGTCGGTATCGGCAGCACAACGCCATTCGCCCAACTTGGCGTGAACGCTGCCGCAGGAACATGGCCGTTTGCTATCGGTTCCTCGACCGGCAGCGACTTCAGCATCAATCCGTATGGTGGCCTTCTCACGCCCGAATTGCGCCCCGCCACCTCGACGACCATTACCCTCGACTGGTCGAAGACAGGGCCGCAAGTGAATTACCAAATCGGCACATCCGCCACGACGATCACGTTCATCAATGCAACCACCTCCCTCTATGACGGCACGCGCAAAGTCGTGTGGATATGCAACCCCGGCACGACTGCCGGAGCGCTCACGTGGGCTGGAGTAGAATGGATTGGGACCGCGCCGACTCAGACAACGACAGCCAACCAGTGCGACGTGTACAGCTTCGATATTACTAGCGCCACATCAACAACCGCATGGAAGATTGCGGGAACGGCGGGCACCGGCTTCCAATAATTTTATGCCCAACTTCCTTTGGAGAATCATCAGGGCAATCCTCAACCCGCTTCCCGCGACCAACGACGACACATACTGCGAGTGGTGCCAGCACAATGTCCAATGAAATATCTTTCTATTCTCCTTGCTCTCACTTTTCTGCTCTATCCGTTTTCGGCTTTCGCCGCTGCGTGGACCGCAACCGAAACGTTCGAGACCTACTCCGTAGCAGCACTCAACGGCGACAATGGTGGCGCTGGATGGTCAGGTGCCTGGGCCGCTAGCTCAGGCGACACCGTTGTTTCCAGTCCTGTTTTTGCTGGTACTCGTGCCTACAAACTTGTTGCGGGTACTGGGGACGCCAACCGCTCTCTTACCACAGGCGTCACTTCCGGCATCGTCCGATTTTATTTTATGGGTGATGGCGTTCCCGGTGCTGGCACAAACGGTGTGGCGTTCCATTTCCGTGAGAGCGGCACCGTTCGCTTTAAGATGGAATGGGGAGGAGCAACCCCCGGCAACAATGTCGATTTAGTCGGTGGCACCTCTATCGTGATAGCCAGCGGAATCTCAGCTAACACTTGGTATTACATAGACACTCAATTCGACCAAGCAAACAATCGCGCTCGGATGAGCTTTAATGGTGGCTCTTGGTCTGCATATGTCACGGCAATAGGCGGCTCGTTCACGACCATAAACGGCATCCGAACCGCCGACATCAACGGCGGAACCGAAAACTACTACTACGACAATATCGGCGTAGGTACGGGACCGCTCGCCACGTTTCAGCTCTGGCCGTTCTCACTTTTTTAGATATGACCGACCGCTACCCCGACAGCACGCTCGACGAAAAGTTTCGCTCTATAGAAGACAAGCTCGATGAGCAGTTCGAGGCACAGAATAAAGTCCTTTTCGACATCAAAGACCAGACGACCAAAACGAATGGCCGCGTGGGGAGCCTCGAAGGATGGAGGCAATACAACACTGGCGGTCTCACCATGCTTGCAATCGTCATCGTTCCCGCTCTCGGCTTTCTTGCGTACATGGTGATTCAGACGGCCAACCACGTCTCCGCCATCGACGCCATTATCACTCAACTCGAAACAAAATGATCCAGCATGGTACCCAGCCCGTTCGTCCAGATCACAGAAACTTTAGCCTCAACCGTACCTTCGGCGCCGTCGCGCAGCTCCCCGATAGCTATCTCGTAGACGCAGGCTTCGGTTTTCCCGATCAGAACGCAGACGGCCTACCGTACGGCTGCACCGGCTACGCGCAGTCAGAGCTTTGCCAGGACGAAGATGCTGCGCACTACAGCCCCAGCTACACCTATTTGAAAACACGCCTCATGGAAGGCACCGCAGGCCAGAACGTCGGGTGCAGCATTACCGACAGCCTCAAATCGACCATTGTGTACGGCGTGCAAGAGCCTACCGAGAACACCGATCTCCAAGCTGGCACGCACCGCCGCGCTCAATACTTTCAGGTGGAAGCAGTCGGCACCGACATGTTCACCGCTATTCAGCAGGCGCTTATCCTCAACGAGGGCGAGAAACGCTCCGTTTCATGTGGAACGCCTTGGATGCGTGAGTGGGAAACAGCCCCCAACGGCATCCTCCACGACTTCGTTTTCACGGGAAACGAGCCGTGGCACAACTGGAAGATATGCGGCTGGAAGCAGATCAACGGCCAGCCCTACCTTATCGGCAAATCGTGGCAGGGCACCAGCTACGGCGACGGCGGCTGGCACTACCTCTCGCGGGATCTCTGCAACAAGGTTTTTGCTCTTTCCGGCACCGCGGCCTTCACCGTTCGGAAGGCCACCGCGGCCGACGTTCAGACCGTCAAGCTCACGATTTTCAGCACCATTCTTTCGTACCTGCGGATGTGGGCTGTCAGCCTGTTCTCCCAGCCTGCTACGACCGCTCCACAGGCTCAAAACGCCACCCCTGCGCCTATTACCACCCCAACCCTACAAACTATGCCACCAGCACCAAATCCCACGCCACAAAGCCCTACAGCGCCCGACTTACTTACGACCTTTTGTGAGGCAATTCGCGACTACGAAGGCAGTCCGGGCGACCTCAATTACCAAAACAACAATCCCGGCAACTGCCGATGCTCGCCCGTTGGCTACGCCGCCGAATACGGCAACGTCCTTTGTGTCGAAACCGCGAGCGGAAAGTTCGCCAAGTTCCCTACCTACGCCCTGGGCTGGCTCTATCTGAAGAACCTTGTCGATGGTCGCATCAAAGCGAACCCGAGCTGGACCTTCTTTGACTTCTTCAGGGTCTACTCGCCACGTGCTGATTCAAACGACCCCAGCGCTTACGCGGAGTTCGTCGCCAAACGGTGCGATCTTCCCGCTACCGCTCGCCTGATTGCCTTTATCAACACCCCACCCGTTGCCGGTAACGACAACGAGGTACAATCAGCAGCATGAACTACAGCCTTTTTCGTTCGAAGACGTTTTGGACAATTGTCGCAATGGTATTCGTGGGCGCAGGCAACGCAGTCGTGCCAGTCATTCCCGCCGATTATCAGGCTATCGCCGTCACGCTTCTTGCTGTCCTGGCCTCAACTTTTCACTTGAGCACCGCGCAAGCCGGCCACGTGAGCAATTAGTGCTGCACCACGCTAACGGGCGCTTTGCCGTTGCAATAGATGTCAAGGCTCACTGGCCTTGAATGAATCGTTAGCGCCAGAATCGCTACTGCTAAGCTACCGAGCGCGACGAAGACGCTCGCCACTTTGAAAAATATCTCTCGATCCTCTCTCTTTTGACTACCAATAGCCGCCCGCAAATCGGCGCGCGTCTCATCGCTGAAGCGATAACCCGTGCGCGTCGTGTTCTCTACCCAGCCATCTGGTACAAGGTTTCGCTGCATATTGAACGTAGGTGTCGGGATCATCAAGCGCTCTGCTTCGCGCCGCAAAAAATTACTTTCCAGCTCCCCGATATCTTCCTCAACGATGTCAAGCTCTTGAAACATCTCTCCCACAAGGGACTGCCGTATTTCATCTGGTGTCTTCTTGTCTTCCAGCTCGGGTGCATAAAGCGCCCTGATTCTTTGCCGCTCCTTTTGCAACCTCTTCAGTTCTCGATTGAATTGAAACTTTTGAAACATGGCATTTCTCCGGAATCAAAGGCGCACCCCGCGTTTTTATTTTCGCGGGGGCTTAAACGTTAAGGTTATGGGCGTGAGGGCTAGATGTGCAATTGCATCGTCGATCGCGAATATCGCTATGTGTGATGGTCGTTTAAGCAGAGTGCCCCGCCTACATTTTAGCACCGCCTAACGCTTTTCCTTTGCAACTCGCGGATCAAGGAATTTGCGCAACCGACGCGCCACACTCCCGATATTCTTCGTCTCGCATTCCCACACGGTTAGCACTTCCCATCCGAGTACTTTTAGCTCCGCCGTCTTTTTACCATCCCGCTCGACGTTTCCGGTAAGTTTCTTGCTCCAAAACTCTACATTTGATGCTGGCGTTGTTGCTCTTTTGCAGCCTGGGTGCTGATGCCAAAAGCAGCCATGCACGAAAATTACCTTGCGCCGACTGCGCAAGACGAGATCGGGCTTGCCCGGCAGCTCTTTCCCGTGCAGCCGATAGCGATATCCCATTTCGGTAAGCGCTCGCCTGACCGCCATCTCGGCTGACGTGTCTTTGCTGCCAACGGCGCGCATGTTTGCGCTCCGTTGTTCGCTACTCAATTTGTCCATGCTAAAGGCCGTGATCTTCCGGCGATCCGGGCATCTTTCCGATATCAAACTTCGTCTTCAAAAACTCGAACACGGCGCGTTGTTCATCTTGTCCCGCTCGCCTTATTTGCGATAACAGCCAAAGCGCGGTCGGCTTTTCGCTCGTCACGTTCTTCGCGCCTTGATTGCACGTCGAACAAAGTGTCCGCAAATTTGAAAGTTCCTCTAGTCCGCCGAGGCTCTTGTCCTTTATGTGCCCAATATGGAGCCGCACAGGCCGACTTGTCGCCGGATCGATCATTCCCGGCGTGAGACCGCACATTTGGCACGTGAAGCCGTTCCTATCGAGCACTTGCGCTCGCAGCTTCCCAGATATACCTCGCTCAAATGCGAACGTCGCCTTATCCGGCGGTTGCTCCTTCAGAATGTATTCGCCCGGTTTCAGGGATGCGTTGTCGTTGTGTGTGAGGATCGGCCACCCCTCATCCTCGCGCAGCTCGCGCACGCGACGTGCCCACTCACTTACGTTCGTGCCGGCCGCATCTCGAAGCTGAATCGAGGTCACCGTTTGGCCGATATGCGCCAAAAGAAATTGTCTGATCTTCTCTTTCGAGCCGACCTTCCTAGGCACGTCGTCTCACCCCTATCGCAGCCAAATGACGCAGCAATGCTTTGCCTACCAACTCCGTGTATGCGGGCGGGATTGACTCGTTTATCTCCATCTTCGTCATCCAATCGATGCCCATAGCCGCACGAGCAGCCGCTATCGAGCAATTTCCTCCACCCGTCACCTGGACGAAATCCTTCCACTCATCGGTTTTTCCGAAATGCGACTTGCGACGGTCGAATGTGTGCACCTTCGGGTGCTTCTTGTGCGGGGGCGCCACAATCTCGAAATTCGCTTCGAATAAGCGGTGTCGCAGCACTCGCAATTTCGGAAACATCGTACCGCACAGCACAACCGGATCGAGCAACGGCGCACCGTCCACATTCTCCATGACGTACGGCAGACCTGTTTTCTTCAGCATCTTGCGCACAGGCTCGATGAGACGCGGCCATGCGTCTCCGTTCCCGTTTCGCTTCGCCAGATCGGAATAGGATTGGCACGGTGGCGATGCGTGTATCGCGTCGAACATCGCAAGGAACTTCGGATCGAGCTTGAGCGCGTCAGCCTGGATGAATGGCAGCGGGTAGTTCGGCTGCGGCTTGATGTCTACGCCGATGACTTCGAACCCAGCTCTCTGAAACCCAACGCCTGCCCCGCCGGCACAGCAGAACAGGTCGAGCAGCCGGGGACGCCCGGCCGCTATACGCAGCTTCCGTTCGGCAAATGCTTGATAATCAAGGATTTTCATGGTGACAGCCTAGCAGGCCATTAACTTTTACACGATTCGTTCCGCCTTTAGAATCCCCTCCCATGGTTCTCTGTTGGCGGCTTCTTCAAGAACACCACGTGGTGCGACAGGCTCTCCGCGATCCTTTGCGCCAGCATCGGCAAGCCGCGGTCCATAGCTTCCGCGAACGTCACGCGACCCAGCTTCACCCGTCCGACGCACATGTGCATCGCGAACCGAAGCTCCTCGGCGATCTCCTCGACGGTCAGCCGACGGCAGTTTGCGGGGTCTTCTCGGTCCATAGAACGGAAAGAGAACGCGATGGACCGTCAGAGTCAAGTGCTTCCCGCACTTCTCCCTCCGTGCTATGAGAAATTACGGGGTCATTCGGGGGATCACCCAATGCAACGCACTATGCGAATCGCTCTTGCGAGCGCCGTGACTCTTTCTATGTCCGCTTGCGGCAAATCGAGCAATTCCCCATCCCATGCTCACTCGTCCTTTCTCAACAAGTACGCGCAGGAAGAGAACTTTATTAAGAGCTGGCTAGACACCCGGCCCCCCATCACAATGACGTTTCGTCTCTATTGCTACGACGTAAACCCCCCAGGAACCTACGAATCAACGATGCCAGATGCTCCGGTCGTCTTTGCGGGAGCCAACGGCGGTTATAATGACAGCCTCAACTGGCGCCAAACTACTTACCGCTGGGCATACAACATAGGCTACATCACGATAACTTCCACGCCGGTTCACGCACTTGTCGATGGAACCGGCCCGATAAATTGGTATCACGATTGTCCCGTTCTCACGCCAAAGGGCCAAGCTCTTCTAAGTGGCCAAAATTATATTTTGGCCGCTAGCCCCAAATCTATCTCATCTTGGGACTACGAAAACGAGTACCAAACCGACACTCCTGACCGCGGTAAAGTCAAAGTATTTTCTGCTCGCCTCACGTACACCGTCGTTCCCAAATTGAACAACATAGATTTCACGGCTGGCAAACTTCAGATGAAGATTGACCTCAACCCCGACACTGGACAATGGGAAATCGTCGAAAGCCACCTCGACGATCCGCCACTCACTGTCTTACCTTAATCGTCAGAACAACACCGCCGTCCTCACCCCGTTCTTCTCCTCAAACCGTGCGTCCGACCGCGGCTCCGCGAACAGCTTCTGCACAGAAAACCCGAACTCGTCCGTTCCCACTGGCCGAATGTCGTACCCGCGACCTCGCAGTTCCGATATGCGCCCGTTCGTTTCGCTAATCATCAGCTCCCGCTTCATGTAGCGCACCGACACACCTTCGGGATTCTGCCTCAGCGCTTCGAGAATGCGCTGGCCCTGTGTTTTCGGCTTCATAGCAGGCCGTCACGTGTCATCCTCGTTTTCACCAGATACACGTACGCGTCAGAGCACCCGGCCTTCTCCGCAATCTCTTTTGCGCTCAAGTCCGAATCCTTGAGCAACCGTTCGATCATCGCTCTGTCGATTTTCTTTCGAGGTGTCTTGTCATCATCATCCACGGCATCCTCTTTATCCTTTGACTTGGCCGCCTTCCCAATCGCTTTAGGCTTTTTCTCCTTTTCCGCGCGCGAGGCGCGAATCGGCTGTTTTGCTAGCAGCGCATCAATGATCTCATCCTGAGAAAGCTCCCGCTCAAACACCGTCGCGCCTTGGTCGTCCAGAACCGTAATGTTGCCGCCGTATTTCATACCTCGTGTGAGCAAAACTCCTTAGGTGTATAAAGCGTGCCGCCCTTCACAACCCCGCTGTAGCTCAGAGGAAACTGCGCTGCGTTCGCTTCGTGTGCGATGACGGCGTAGACGACGAACAGCACGAGCGCCACCGCTGCGTAGGCTAGGATTGTGCGAAGGATTCTGTCTTTCCCGCGACGCTTTCGTTCGAGGCCGCGCTCGACGTAGAGGGTCATGGCCTTATAAGGTCAGGATTCTCGTACACATTGCCGATGACTTCAGGTCCCTTGTGATAGATGGCTTTGTGGTTGACGAAGCCGGTGACTTCGCAATCGCCATGCCAGTTGCTTTCATCCACCCACCTCACCTCTTCCACTAGGTTGTCGCTGATGCGCAGAATATCCCCCTCATATATCTCCTTCCCGTTCTTGTCGGTGAGGCCGGTGAATTGCATGACTGTTACTTCCACAGATTTACCAGCATTCTTGAAAGTCTTTTTGCCTTTGAGCATGCAGTCGTGGAAGAAGCAGACTTGATACGCGTCCATCGGGAGTGTCGAAAGGTCGAGCATCTTTTCTCCGTCCCACGCCCTGAACTTGATGACGCGGTTCATACGACCGTAAGCTTCCTCGCTTCCGCAACACCCTCGAACTTCTTCAATCCCTCTTGTGCTTTGGCGATGTAGCGCTTCGCTTCCGCAAGTCCCCTCTTCACCTGCTCGACGTGGCTTGGAGTGAGCATCACGTCTGGCTCATTCCAGCCTTCCTCTATCGCGGCGTTCGACCTCTGCGCGTAGAGCACCAATACGTTCACGCTGCCTGTGATTTCGCTCTTGTAGTACGGCATGGCTAGAAGGGAATATCCTCAGGATTTATCTCATCCTTCGGGTAGTTAATATCCACCGCGGCTGCCACTTGCGGCTTGCGTTGCACGACCATGTAGCCGTTCTCATCCTCGCCGAGCTGATAGCCTTCCGGCAGCAAGTACACGGCTTTCACGCTCCTCCCGCCGACGAACATTTTCTCGACTTGCGTGGTGAGGTACTGGCTCATCCAGCCTTTTGATTCAGTGCCGAATGCGTCAATGAGCCCGTCAATCGTTGCTCGGTTGAGCGCGATATTGTACGTCTCCGTGTCGTTCTCAAACCTGATTTTCGATACGTCCTGCATCTTCGCAGTCCCGTCCTCGTTCTTGAACTGGCTCTCTCTGCGGACCGTCTCTGCAACGAGCTTCGCCCGCACGCCGTTTTTAATGTCTCCGCCCTTCACCCACTTGCCCGACACCGAAACTGATTTGTTGTACTCCATATTTATTTTATTCTAGTGAAGCTCTTTCTAATCTCATTGATGACCAATTGCTGGTCGAGCGACATCTGTTCCACGAGCCCCGGATCACCCGATAGCTGTTTGGTCGCAATATACTCGTCCAAGATTTTGATGAAGTCCTTGCGTTCCAGTCCCGCACCGCCCTTCACCATCGCCGTGAGCCGCTGATACTCCGCGAATGCTTCCTCCGGCGAACCGCAAAACTGGATATTGAGATACGCGTACATGTCCGTCGGAATCCGCAGCTCGTGCACTAATTCCGCTTTCGGAAGCGGCGCGGCTTTCTTGACCGCTTTCTTTGTCTGCTTTTTCATACGTTTGAGATGATGAAGGCGAATAATGCGACCGCGACCATTCCGACCACGAACTTCAACGTCTCGCTAACCCACCAAGTGAACGTCATACGAGTACGTCGTCGAACTCCGCGATCTTCCCCGCTTCGCATACGCAGTACACAAGCTCTGCGTCTTCTTCTCCGTTTGCGACTGCGTAGAATCCATTGCCGTCGCACAGCACACAGTTTTTAGTTTTCATGATTGGCTTGTCCCCTGTATCCCCTTCGTGGCGGCGTACCGGCCTTATCAGTCGAGACGCGGCAAACGAGGGGGATGCGGGAGAGATAAGGCTTGTAATTGAGAGTGGCTGGTGGGGGGAGGCGTCCGTTTTCGTTTCCTGCGGTAGACGTTCTTGTAAGTGCGCCTGTTCGCAACCTTCCCCCATCAGCCACTCTCTACCAACGAGTATATCATATCCCAGCGCGTGCAAGGCGCGTGCAAGCATGAGGTGGGGATAGTCGTATGGACGCGCAACTACGTGCTAAAATGGCGGCATGAAAACCTACATCAACGTCCGGGTGCCAACGAAAGCATATACGAGGCTTCGAAAGCGTGCGGATCGAGAGGGACGAACTCTTGTAGGCCTTATTGAAGTGCTGGCGGGGACCTAGCCCCTATTTCCGCCGTTGCGAATCGGGGATACATTCGCGGCATGGACCTTGAGTTCATTACAGAAGATGAGATTTCCGTACTGCCTGACGATCCTCGTCGGGCCTTCGTGGAGTTCACAAAAATTGTCGAGTCGCGCCTTCAGGAACAGTTGTCAATTTCTCGCAACAACGACGACAACGACCTAGCCGACGAAGTTCGCTACAGCTATCAAAGTATCATTCTCGCTGCCGCTCGCAAATTTGCCATCGAGCCTTTTGCTCAGACGGATCTTCCGAGGATTGATGAATTCCGATACGACCGGTTCAAGCAGTTCCGTGCCGATTTGCAGCACTACCTCATGCAAATCCGGCTTGGCCTCGCCGAACAGGACCGAGGCGAATCGATTCCCCTGCCGGAGAAATCAACCGAAAGCATCCGCACTCGACTCCACGGCTTGCGCGACGCAATAGACCGCGATTTGGACTTGACGGAGGCTACGAAGGCTCGCCTCCACAGGCGACTGAATGAGTTTGAAGACGAGCTGAAGCGCAAGCGCATACGTCTCTGGGCCGTTGCTCGCATCGTGTTTGAGATACTTGCGGTCCCTGGCGCTATCAATGAATCGCGCGCTGCGTTGCAGGACTTCGCTTCTTTCGTAATGCGCGAGATCGGCGAAGCTAGGGTCGCAGACAACGAGAACCGGCAAATCCCTTATCAAGAACCGCTCGCGCTGATGCCCCCGCGACAGGGTGAAGCTACATCCCAAGGATCGACCCGCAAAGACCTTGAGGACGAGATACCCTTTTAGGGGCTATCCACACCCCGGTCCTCGACGAAAGAGCACAGTTCCCCCACAATTCCAGAGAGCGAGGTGCGTGAGCTAGTTGCAGTAGTTCGTAGGTAAAAGCCACGATGCCGCTGCAACCGGTTTCGTGGCTTTTGCTTTGTGAGATGTCCTGGCGTGAGGGATCAAAGGATTCACGACGACCGACGAAACGACCGACCGACGGAATCAATCATTTTTCTTTTTTTGGATTTTCTTTTCGGGTGCGAAGCCGGAGATAAATACACAAGGATAGTGATTCCAAAGGGAGGGAGTGAGGAGGGAGGTTCCTGGGCTGGTATGAGGGCCGGGAATATGAAGCGTCGCACAACATTACATTTCAGGACGTTAGAGGTGTTTATCCACCGAGCCGCGCGAAGGGATTTTGAAAGAGTGGCGTATACTTTTTGCATGGAAGCCGAGCGGCAATTCGTACCCATCAGCGATCTCTTCGGGAACGCTCGACTGTTTTCAAAAAAGGGGGCGCTCGATGAACGCGCGACACTCATTAAATATTTTTGCGGGGAAACGGGGAAGCCAGCGAAGCGAATGGGCATGCGTCTCTCTCACATCAAAAGCATCAACGACCTGTACGCACTTCAGAGCCAGTACAAAGACCGTCTGCGCCGACCATGCCACACGTGCCTATCGGCCGGCGGAACGGGAACGTGCGAGCACAGCATGGACACGGCGAGAAAGTATTTTTACTGGGCGACCAAAACGCAGCCGGTATGACCGGTACCTGGGTCATAAAGTTCCGCGAGCGCATGAAGGCTTGGAACCGGAAGCGCGGTACGGCTCACAAACAACGTGGTGCGCCTTGAACTCATCACGCTTCCTCCGTCAACGAACCACCTCTACGCAAGAGGACGAAATGGCGTTTACATGAACGAGCGCACCCGCCGCGCCAAGGAAGAGATGGGGTGGGAGGCTAGGAGCCAGTACCGAGGAGAGCCCCTCACCGGACCGCTAGAGGTCCGTGTGAACTTGTGGTGGCCGGATCGTCGCAAGCATGACGTGGACAATATCAAGGCACTTCTCGACGCCCTGACAGGTATCGTTTGGGAGGATGACGGCCAGATTGAGGACCTCCGCGTGCGCAAGGGGTTCGACAAGAAGCGCCCGCGGGTTGAGATCGAAGTCGGACCACTGTATGAGAGCGCCGCCGAGGGCGAGCGCGTTTCGTTCTCGGTTTAGCGGAGACATAGACGAGACACGGCACCCGCAAGTGGCTTAAAAACCAAGGCAAGGCAGCGTAGCTCAGTGGTAGAGCAGGGGAATCATAATCCCTTGGTCGGGGGTTCAAATCCCTCCGCTGCTACCAAACCCGCAAAAAAAACTCACGCGAGCAGGAAAACCGATGGAC